TGACCCTGAGGTATTAGCTCGTTTTGAAAGCATCGGGGCAAGCCGTGGATCAGACAGCAAGGGATATCAAGACCAGGTAAGAGACATTATGGTTTATGAGTGTTATGTAATGCTCGATAAAGAAGGCACTGGTATTGCCTATTTATACAAGGTTTGTAAGGCAGGTAATATAATACTTGAGTGTACTGAAGTAGACCGTAAGCCTTTTATAGTATTCACTCCCCTACCCATCCCTCATGCATTCTACGGATCAAACTTTGCATCTAAGGTTATAGCCACACAAAACGCCAGGACTATATTGACCAGGTCTATTCTAGACCATGCAGTAATAACTAATAACCCAAGGTATATGGTTGTTAAGGGTGGTTTAACTAATCCGAGAGAGCTTATAGATAACCGTGTTGGTGGCCTGGTGAACGTATCAAGGCCTGACGCTATATCACCTATGCCCCAGGCACCGTTGAACCCATTTATCTTTCAGACACTACAAATGCTTGATGAAGATAAAGAAGATACCACAGGTGTCTCAAAATTATCCCAGGGCTTGAATAAGGATGCCATAAGCAAGCAGAACTCAGCAGCTATGGTTGAGCAGTTAGCTACAATGTCTCAGCAAAGGCAAAAGATAATAGCTAGAAACTTTGCTAACCAGTTTCTTAAGCCATTATTCCATGAAGTATACAGATTAGTTGTCGAAAACGAACAGTATGAAAAGGTTGTCGATATTGCAGGTAACTTTGTCGAAATAGACCCTACAAGTTGGAAAGAAAAAAGAGATGTAATGGTTGAGCTTAAGCTAGGCTATGGTGAGCAGGAAAGAGATGCAGCCAAGTTTATGCAGCTACACTCCCTATTCTCTCAAGACCCTAACCTACAGCCTATGTATCAGCTGCCAAACAGGTATGCCATGATGAAAGAGGCACTGCAGAAGCAGGGTATATTAAATGTTGAAGAGTTCTTAACTCCACCTGACCAATTACCACCACCTCAGCCTGATCCAATGCAAGAGATGCAGACACAGATGGCTCAGAAACAACTTGAGCTACAAGAACGTCAGCAGCAGTTAGCTGAGATGAAAGTGCAGATGGATGCACAAATGAACCAAATGAAATTGGAGCTTGATAAGATGAAGGCCGAGAGTTCACACGCTCTATCCTCAGACAATCAAGATCTAAAAGAGGAGCAACTAGCTCATAAGAAGTACATCGATAAAGCTGAATTAGACGTTCTAAGCAAGGCTGAAGATGTACGAGGAATAGCCTCACCTACAGGCTAATAACTACAACTACTTTAGGAGAGTAAAATGAACAAGGAAGAAACTTTAATTAACCTTGGAAACGATGCTGAACAAATTCTGAATATGGAAGTGTTCAACAAGACAATTAACAGAATGGTCGAAGGAAGTTTCCAGGCATTTGTAAACTCAAAACCTGAGGAGACAGATGCACGAAACAAGTCTTACGACCACTATCGAGCCTTAGTTGATATCGTTAATACCCTAAGACACGACGTCCAGGTAAGAGACGAAATTATAACTAAGAACGAGAAAGACAACAACAGTCAAGAGGAATAGGAACTATCATGAATGACGTTCAACCCCAAAATAACGAAAACAATACAAGTAATGCACTGAGCTTATCAGCAGATGAGATTAGTGATGCAATCCTTGCACGATGGGAAGACGCTGAAAAGCCATCAGAACCTGAGACCGAGGATAAACCTGAAGTCGAAGAACAAGAAGAAGAAGAGACTACTAGCGATTTACAGGAAGAGACAGAAGAAGACGAGGTCGAAGAAGATGAAGAGACAGACCCTGAAGAAACTGAAACTGATGATGAGGATGAAGACGATGATGTGGAAGACGAGAACCCTGTTCTTAGTGACGACGCTCAAGTTGAGATCCAGGTTAATGGTGAAACAGTTCAGGCATCTGTTAAAGATCTTAAGCGACTTTATGGTCAAGAAGCTGCTCTCACAAGAAAGTCTCAGGAAGTGGCAACTCAACGCAAAAACGCTGAAGAGGCTATTTCTAAGTCTAATGTCGTTCTCCAAAAGATGTTGGAGAAAGCTCAAGCAAAGTTTAAGCCCTATCAAGAAGTGGACATGTTGGTCGCAAGTAAGACAATGTCTACGGAGGATTTCGCTCAACTTCGCAAGGAGTATAAGGAAGTAGAAGACGAGTATAAGTTTCTAACTGAAGAAGCTAATGTATTTTATAAAGACTTACAAAACCAACAACAAACTCAACTACAAGCTGCAGCAAAAGAGTGTGTTAAGGTTTTACAAGAGGAAGTTCCAAACTGGAGCAACCAACTTTATAACGACATTCGTGGCTATGCCATATCTATCGGTCTACCTGAAAACGAAGTTAATCGATATGTCGATCCTAAAGTGATCCAACTTATTAATAAGGCTCGTTTGTATGACCAGGGAAAGAAGGTGGCTACAGTGAAAAAGAAGAATACTAAATCTACTAAAATCCTTAGATCAAAGAAGGCACCTGTCAATGACAAGTCTAGAAAGACTACTCAACTAAGAGAGGCTACTCAGGCACTTGGTAATGCAGGTACAGACTTAGATGATATCTCCGAAGTAATCATGAAGCGTTGGGAAACCTCATAATTAACCATCATTTAATGAAAGGAAATAAAGATGGCAGTTTATTCGTCATATGATCAAGTTGGGATAGCTGAGGATGTCTCGGACATTAAGTAGATAGTGTCCTTTCAGAGCAATCTGTCAAAATAAACTATGTGAACTCAGGGAAACTCTAAACGTAAAGACGTAGACAATCCTGAGCCAAGCCTGATTTATCAGGAAGGTGCAACGACTATTCCGAAAGGAAGTACACTCAAGTGAGTGGAAGTGCATAGACCCTAATAGGGATAAGATATAGTCTGATCTATATAGAAATATATAGCTGATCGAAAGATCGGTCTGAGATTAACGACCTCAGGCGAACATTAAGTATCACTAATATCACTCCAACTGATACACCCTTCACTACTCTTATCAAGAGTGAGAAGGTTCATAACCGTACTTATGAGTACATGGAAGACACCTTAGCAGCAGGTGCTGATAACAAAGCCGTTGAAGGTGCAGCCTTCTCAGCAGGTACATTATCACCTACAACCCTAAGAAGTGGTACAACTCAAATTCTTACTAAAGTGTTTGAGGTATCTGCAACAGCTGACGCTGTGAAGACTTACGGTAGAGCCAAGGAAACCAGTTATAATTTAGGTAAAGTCCTTAAAGAAATTAAGAAAGACCTAGAGTTTGCATACGTTGGCCAAGACAACGCTGCAGTAACAGGTAGCTCTTCTACAGCTAGAGAAATGGCTTCTGCAACTCAGTTAATATCTAACTCAACTGATGCAGGTTCAAACTCTACTGATGCTTTGACTGAGGCTAAGTTCTTAGATGCAGCTCAAGCAGCCTATGACGCAGGATCAGAGCCAAACGTTTTCATGGTTAAACCTGCTGACAGCTTAATTGTGTCAGCCTTTACAGGGGCTTCAGGAAGATACAGAAACTTCAACGACAATACTAAGACATTAGTAAACGTGGTTGACCTTTACGTTAAAGAAGTGGCATAGCGTAAATAAAACTAGGTGAATTGACTGGGAAATCTAAGTCCGAAAGGATATGACAATCAGCAGCCAAGCTAAGAGAGTGATCTCTTGGAAGGTTCAACGACTAGGACATACCATCTCATTAATTTGAGAAGATGAAGTCCGTACACCCAAGTGGGTGGAAGTGCCTAGCTCCTCAAAAAGAGGATGATGATATAGTCTAATCTGCATACGAAAGATGCAGGAGCTTAATAAGCCGATTAAAATTAACGACTTTAATTGAATATAAAATGATCGCCATTTGGTGAGTACAAGATTGTACTTAACCGACACCAGTTATCTACACATGCATTCTTAATTGACCCTGCAATGTTTAGACAAACTGTACTACGTCCTGTTAGCAGAACTCTACTTGCTAAGACAGGTGACAGTGACAAACATGCTGTTGTCATGGAAGTAGGATTAAAGCACATGAACTTTGGTGACAGCCATATGATCACAGGCTTGTCCTAATAACTAATTGCATGAGGGTAAGTGGTTTTTGCTCTCCTTGGCTACAAACCCTCATGCATTTCTATTTAAGGAGTGAATATGATTTACGATAAAGACCAAAAAGGTAACAACATTATTAATGTTAACACTGAGTTTTTTAACAATGTTGGTGAAGAAGCTAGAAGGCATACACAAGATATACCCCAGTGGCATTTAGATAACCTTAAAGAACAACGTAATGTCAGCACCCAACAAAAAGAGGGTGAGATGATGAAGGTTGCCTCAATACCTACAGCAGTTATCGAGAAGTGGATGCGAGAAGGTTTTAACATTATGACCGACAAAAACATCACAGCTAAACAAATAGTCAACAAACTTAAGAGTGAAAACTTAGATGCATTCTTAACAACAGAGAAGAGTTTATAAATGTCATTATATGAAAATATTAACAAACGTAAAAAGGCAGGTAATTCTAGACCTAAGTCAAAGTCAACAATATCAAGTAAAGCCTATAGCAACATGAAGGCAGGTTTCCCTAAGACTAAAAAGAAAACTAAAAAAGGATAAGATATGAACTATGGTGATTTAAAGACCCATTTTAATAACGTGCTTAACCGTTCAGACATCACCACAGCTTTAACAACTACCTTTATCGATCAGGGTATGGCTCGTGTACAACGACAGTTAAGAACACCTATGCAAGAAAAGGTGGCATCCTATACGTTGTCGTCACAGACTGAGTTTATTACTCTACCCAATGACTTCATAGAGATCGTAAGTATCTACTATGCAAACACTGAGTTATCTAGAGTGCCTATGAGTAAGTTTAGGTCACTCAATGCCAACAACTACTCAGGTAACTCTACTAACTTTACAAGGCAACAGGAGAAGGTTTACCTGTTCCCACAGCCTAGCTCAGGTACTTTATACCTATACTACTACTCTGAGTTTAACCCTATGTCTGCTGACAGTGACGAGAATGCACTGGCTAAGGTAGCTCCTGATCTTTTGATCTATGCAGCTCTAACCTATGCAGCCGACTACTACCTAGATACTCGTTCAGATATCTTTGAGACTAAGTTCAATCAGTTTCTATTAGAAGTTCAAGAGCAAGCTAATGATCAAGAGACTAATGGTGGTGTCCAGTCAATACAACCAACATACACATTT